ACTGGTTACGCTCTTGCAGTTGGTGGAAACGGACTTCCTGGTTACGAAATCGTTGGTGCTCAAACCCGAGTTTACTATTGCGACTCCGAGTCTGGACACGATACAAACAACGGTCTTGCACCTAACCTGGCATTTAAGACAATTAAGAGGGCTTGTGCCGCTGCACGTCCCCAAACACCTATTACAGGATTTAATTACACTGCCGCAACTGGTGTTGCAACCATTACTGCTCCTGGTCACGGACTGCAAAACACTGGTACGTTCGTTCAGTTAGAAGGCGTAGAATTCGAATGTCTCTCTGGTGGTAATGTCTTCACCGTACTGGGTATGCAGTACAACAAGACAGTTGGTCTCGCAACCATCACCGCTATCGGACTGGGTAATGCACCCGAAGTCGGTATCGGCACACTTGTTAGAATTAGAAATCTTCAAGTTCAGTACACTGGTGATGCAAGATTTGAGCACCAATTCCAAAGTGCTTTAAGTGGCGCAGTTATCACTGGTGGTGACTATAATCACACATTTATTGCTGCAAACCCTGGTGCAATCACCTGTGTCCAAGGATCTCTCGCAGGTTCGACATTCACCCCAACAAACGCACAATATACCCCAACTTCGGGCGAAATCATCTTTACTGTTGGTAATCACGGTCTTTCGATCGCTGATACGATCAGCATCGATACCAACTCATTGACCTTCACTTGTGCGATGGATGGCAATAGTGCCAATAAGACATATCCTCGTGCAACTGACCCTGCTGCTGGTGCAACTCTCGCAGTTACTGCGATTACCCAAAATACCTTCACGGTAAACGTTGGTGCATCTCCACTCGTTGCTTATGACGTATCGGATGCAACTTATAATCACCTGACTGGTGCTATGACATTGGATATTGGTGCTCACCAACTTCCTGCCAACACCTCCATCAAACTGGCAAACAACAGTTTGACCTTCCGTTGTGCAATGGACGGTTATCTGACCGACCACTCCTATCCTCGTGCAACGGATCCTTACTACGATACTGCGATCAATATCACATCGGTTACTCCAACCACAATTACTGTTAACATCGGTGTTGCATCCAGCAACACAACCATCACAGGTAACTTCCCAGCTGTCCACACTCCTGGTCAGTTCCAGTTCCCTGTTCAAGGTATCCCCGATGCTAACTCGGTCATTCTGAACGTTGGTCAATCTGCAACCGATTACCTCTACGTTCAGGCTGGTACTGCATTCGTTGGTCTGACAACTACTGTTTATCCCGATAAGGCTTCTAAGTCCTACTTCGAAGTTCTTGAAGTTCCCGATGTTGATACTTTCAGAGTTAACATTGGTGTTTCCACAATCAACCACACCTATGTACAGGGTGGTCTGCTGACTGACCTGACGCCTGCTATTCTGAGACTCTCTGCTTCTCAGTTCTATGAGCAACTCCCAATTGTTGTTCCACCATTCACTTCGATTGTTGGACATACTCTGAGAGGTACTCAGGTTCTTCCCGCCTCTGGTTTCTCTGATGATGGCATCACGCCAAACAACAGATCGACCATGTTCAAACTGTCTGACGCAACTACCGTACAGGCACTGGCGTTCAAGGGAATGGAAGGTTTCCATTATGATCCTAACGCTCCTCTGGAGATGGACAACTCCAATATCAGAACTGGTGTTGGTACAACTGCCGCAGGTATCTTCTTCGCACTGAACCCCAACTCCCCAATTAACAACAAGTCGCCTTACGTTAAGGATTGTACGACTTTCTCGGATCCCGCAACTGAAAGTGGCAGATTCGGTGGTGGTGGTGTTGGCGTCTTCATCGACGGTGGTGTCCACAGCGAAGGTGCAAAATCGATGGTCTTCGACGCCTTCACGCAGGTTAACTCTGACGGTGCTGGATTCCTCCTTGATAAGAGTGCAATCGCTGAGATCGTCTCCTGCTTCACCTACTACGCTAAGTGGGGTTACTACTCTGGTGGTGGTGCGAGAATTCGTGCCGTTGGTGGTAACAACTCTTATGGTGATTACGGTGTCATCTCTTCTGGTTTCGCATCTGACGAAGTTGCAAGATCTGCAAGACTGTTCGGTGACTTGATGACCATTCTCGGAACAACAGTTTCGGGTACAGTCGCAATTGGTAACACCCTTACTGGTCAAGCCTCTGGCGCACAGGGATGGTTGATCAATGACCAGAAGGCCGCTGATAAGTATTACTTCAAGTATCATCCTGGTTATGGTGCTACCGCAACTGCTGAAAACGGCAACGTTGCAATCGGTACTTCTCCATTCGTAGATGGTGAACTTGTATATGCTTACAGTGACACCTCGGGCGCTGGTTATGCTGGTTCCTTCAACGTTGCAGCTGCAACATCCTCTGTTTCTGGTCAGAAGGGTACAATCCTTGAGATTGATGGATTTGATTCCGTTCCTCTCGTAGGTGACGCAATCGGATTCACCACCAGCTTTGGTGAAGATACCCTGTTCTACATTGTCAACACAGTTACTAACGTCGCGGCCGCAGTAACTTACACCGACACCGTTGGAATGGCACACACCTACTATAACCGCGCTACTCTGACAATCTCGCCAGAGAAGGGTAAGGCAACCCCTGACACCCGTAACGTCACGGGCGCAGGTTCCACCATCAGTGTTAGAACAAGATTCTCTCAGGTCCGCCTGACGGGTCACGACTTCCTGAGTGTTGGTACTGGTAACAAGGTTGAGACCAATTATCCCGATGTTGACGAAACTCAAATCATTCAGGGTAATGAGACCAATACATTCGGTCCTGGTAAGGTGTTCTTCGTCTCCACTGACCAAGGTGGTAACTTCAGAGTTGGTCAATTCTTCTCCGTTGACCAGTTGACTGGTCGTGCAACCCTGGACGCCTCCGCGTTCAACCTGTCTGGTCTGACAGAACTGAGACTGGGTGCGATTGGTGGTCAGGTCGGTGAGGCAATTAACGAATTCTCCTCTGATGAATTCATGTCTGGTGACTCCAACAGCGCTTGCCCAACTGAATTCGCAACTCGCGGATTCCTGCTTCGCGGTAAGATGGGCGTTGGTGCGATGGTTCCCCCAGTTGGTACTACCGCACAAAGACCTTCGGGCGTTGATGAGTCCTTCGTCACTGGTGCTCTGAGATTCAACACCACTCTGGGTGCTCTGGAATACTACGATGGAACCGCATGGGTCCAGCCTGGTAAACTCACCTACGAGACAGTTTCTGGAAACAACAACGCACTTGCCTCGCATGTCTACTTCGTCCGCACGGACACTGGTCAAGCTCAAATGACTCTGCCCGCAAGCCCAAATCTTGGTGATACGATCAGATTCTACGACGCAGCCAAGACTTTCGACACCAACGCACTGGTTGTCCAAAGAAACGGCAAACTGATTCAGGGTGACGCTGCAGACCTCACGGTCAACGTTGAGGGTGCATCGTTCGAACTCACCTTCTCGGGTGACACATACGGTTGGAGACTGTTCTCCATCTGATTCTGGGGAGGGGGATTCTTCCCCCTCTTTCTTTTCTGTCTATTATATAAACCACCCAATGTAGAGATAAAATGGCCACTTACGGAAGTTACAAAAAAATTGTTGCTGCTCAGATCCCAAATCAATCTATTCCAGATAGTGCTTTTGCACCTGGATCTGGTCCCAAATACGGCGTATTGTGGATCAGTGGAGGGTTAGGAGGTATTTCTGGAGGATGTTGTTGTCTTTGGACAGTTCCTACTGGAGTTAAGAGGGTCACCTTCGATCTTTGGGGCGCTGGGGGAAATGGTAGTGGATTCTGTTCTTGGGACCGTTGCCATCACTATTTTGGTGCTGGTGGCGGAATGTATGCCACTAGAACAATTGATGTTCAAGCTGGGTGGCAGTATTCGATTTGTGCTGGTGGCGTTTATCCATGTTGTTCTTATGAGTGTGTTGGATGTCAGGGATGCGCTTCTTATGTTAATGGTTGCAATCTAAGTAGTTTTTGTGCAACTGGTGGTTCTAGAGGTTGTGCAAACACTGCTTGGGATACGATGTGTACTTCCGAGTGGCAGTGTTGCGTAAGCCCAGGTCAAAACAACTCTCAATTTGCTATGGGTAATATGGCTCCTGCAGGTACAGGACCATTTGCATGTCACTGTTACAGACACACCTGGTGTTCTGGAACTGCACCATTCCTATCCTTCGGAACGATTGGTGGTCACGTTGCAGAATGTTGGGTACGTTGTGCATGTTGGACCGTTCCTTATGCAATGGGAGGCGGTAATGGAATGACCACATATTGTGGCAACTGGGATAATGGCACTGGCCAAGTCGGTGGAACAGGTGTCGTAAAGATCACTTACGTCTAATCAGGGGAACTTTATACAAATGGCAAACTATTCAGATTACAAAAGAGTAACTACGGACCAAATTGATGACGGATTAGTCACCGATGAAATGATTGTTCCTGGTGCTAGAAAAAATTATGGAATCAAGTGGGTCCATGGATCTCCCAACTCTGCAGCTGGTGGATGTTGTTGCCTCTGGACAGTTCCCTCTGGAGTTTCAAAACTTTTCATTGAAATGTGGGGTGCTGGTGGCAACGGACATGGTTCTTGTGCTTGGGACCGTTGTCAACACTTTAAAGGCGCAGGTGGTGGATCATACAACGCTAAAATTATTAACACCGCCGCAGGTTGTCAATATACGATCTGTGCTGCTGGTGTTTATCCATGTTGTTCTTTCGATTGTACTGGATGCGAAGGATGTTCCTCCTACGTTAACGGTTACAACCTAAGTGGATTCTGTGCCGTTGGTGGTTCTAGAGGTTGTGCAAACACCAGTTGGACCGAAACTTGTTACTCTGCATATGACTGCTGTTTGCAGAGAGGTTTCAACAACGGTGACTTCGGTGGTATCTCTCACTCTGGTAGATTTGGTTCTGTACAGTGGTGGTTCGGTGTTGGATTCTGTCACTGTCATCACCAACAAACGAGGCCTTCTAGAGCTCCTCTTGTTGGAACCGACGTTGTTTATTCAATTAACTTCTGTTGGATCCGTCATGGATGTTGGACCGTTCCTTACGGTTCTGGTGCTCAAGGTGCTCAGTCTAGTTACTGCGGCAACTGGGATAATGGATATGGTAATACAGGCGGTAATGGAATCGTCAAAATTACATATTTCTGATAAATATTTAACGTAGGAATCTTTCACCCATGGCAAACTATACCGACTATAAAAAAGTTGATGGTGCTTCACTTCCAGCAGGAGTGATCACAGATGCAAAGATCAACGCAAATGCATTGAAAACCTGGAATATTCAGTGGGTTTATGGAAATCCAAATAGTGTAACTGGTGGATGTTGCTGCCTCTGGACAGTCCCAACTGGTGTTGCTAGAGTGACTTTTGAGATTTGGGGTTCTGGAGGAAACGGACACGGTTCTTGTTCCTGGGACCGTTGTCACCACTATAGGGGTGCCGGCGGTGGTTACTACGCAAGTAAAACGATTAGTACAGTTCCTGGGTGTCAATATACAATCTGTGCTGCTGGTGTTTATCCATGTTGTTCTTTTGACTGTGTTGGTTGTTATGGATGTTCTTCATACATTAATGGTTACAACCTTTCCAACTTCTGTACCCCAGGTGGCCACAGAGGTGAGGCAAACACTGCTTGGAACGAAGCTTGTAACTCATATTTTACCTGTTGTAAAGGTCCCAATGATAATGGTGCCGACTTCCAAATGGGTTCTCACGCAGGAGAATTTGCGTCTCACGCATCGGAATGTCATTGTCAGTGTGTAGGATCTCAACCAACTCCCGCTCCATTCATTGGCGGTGAAGTCCAATATCAACTCCATGACTGCTGGATCCGTCATGGTTGTTGGACTGTTCCTTATGCACATGGTGCAATTGGAGCAATGACTTCTCAGTGTAGTGGATGGGATAATGGTTATGGAAATACTGGTGGTCCTGGACTTGTTAAGATTACTTACGTCTAAAAACATAAAAAAATAAGTTAATAGGAACGGGAAACCGTTCCTTTTTTTGTGTAAAAAATTATAAATAATACCGAGAGATGTTTACTCGAACAAAGAAACCGTTATGGCAACCGAAATTATTAGAGTAGAATTTGATCTGCCACTCCCCGATGAGTACATGGTAGATCATAATAGAACACAGAATAAGTCCCGTAAGTATACTTACCATGGACCCGACAAGATTTATCTGCAGATTGGCGCAGATGGATATGAAAAGTATGGTCCACTGACCGAAGATGACAAAGCCGATGGCCGTCCAATGCCTCGTGACGTTGTTGAGTTCTTCGAAGTGGATTGCACTGTATATCCATTAATTTGTCAACTTAGAGGACCAATTGTTAATGAGTCCCAGGAATTCTCTGGTCCAGTCCTTCCAGATAACAAAACTCCAAATCCACAGACAGGTGAAGCAGCTGGTGCAGTTGTTCCCCACCCCCAATCCCCAGTGATTGCTGGTTTTGAACAGTATAAGTATAGTTTACCCATTCTTCCAAAATTTGTTTGGGATCCCCTCACAGTAAGAGTTGTAGATGGAGTTCCAACAGCAAGAATGTTCACTGTTAATGAAGTAATTCTCGGTGAAGCAAATGATGATTGGTTTGGTGTAGAAGATATTAGAGAATCAAGAAACTCTATGTTGGCTTCCAGCGATGGTCAGATTTCTTCTGATATGCCTGCTGCCATGATTTCTGCATGGACAGATTACAGACAAAACCTCAGAGATTGGCCTTCTCTTGTTGAGACTCACGGTATTCCTCCAGCAGTTGCTGCTAAGATGCAACCACTTTCTCCTGATGCGGTTAGATCTAGCTATTCCTCTATGACTGAGGCACAGATTGCTCGCAAGGAAGAGAAAGAGGCTCGTGCAATTGCTCGTGGACTTGAGCAAATGGAACGTGCAAAACCAACTGAAGATCAGAATCCTGGTCTCTGATATACATTAAAATGGGGGTCTGAAAAGACCCCTAAATAATTTCAAAATGAATCTTTGACATGAGACCTAAAGCATTCTTTATTAATGGTGGTGCAGGAAGAGTTCTTTCCTCCATCCCCGCATTAGAAAAATACGCCGAAACCCATGACGATTTCATCATCGTTTGTGAGGGGGGCACAGACTTTTATAAGGGACACCCCGTTCTTCATGGGAAGTGTTTCGATAACTGGCATAAAAATCTTTTCGAAGACTACATCAAAAATAGAGATTGTGTTAGTGTAGAACCATATAGAAATTGGTGGTATTACAATCAAAAGTGTAGTATTGCTCAGGCTTTTGATATGATCATCAACGAACTCGATGAACCAAGAGAAGTTGGCGATCCATCAATTCATCTCAATAAGATGGAAGTAGTAACCGCACAGAATATTCTTGCAGAAGTTAGAGCCGGCACAGGAAAGGAAAAGGTAGTAGTTGTTCAACCTTTCGGTAGAGGTGTCACTAGTGTCGGTGATTTCGTTGTTGATCCTGGTTCAAGAAGCATGAATATGGTCAACACTGTTGATATCATTAATGATCTCAAAAAAGACTATGCCGTGGTTATTATGAGTGAAGTTCACTTCCCATTGGAAGAGAATGAAGAGAAGTCAAAACATAAGGTAGCCCGACCAAAAGTCGATGATATCCGAATTTGGGCTGGGTTGATTGAAGGTGCAGATCATTTTATTGGGTGCGATAGTGTTGGACAACACATTGCAAAGGCACTTGGTAAAACTGCAACTGTTGTAATTGGTTCTACATATCCTATTAATATTTCATACCCAGATTGCAGTGACTTCGATATCATTGACATTGGCGAAGGAAAAAGAAAGTATGAACCCATCAGAATTACGATGGATGATGAACGTACTAGATACAATGATCAGGCATGTGAAATGTCTTCTGATCAAGTAAAACAAGTTATTGCATCTGCAAGAAAGAGACTTGGTAAACCAGGAAAATATACTGGACCCACTCTAGAACAACTTGCGGCACAAAATGGTCAGGCAGAAACACTTGCACCTTCAATGCCCCCTCTGCAACAACAAGAATTTTCAACTTTGCAACCAACTAAGTTGAATATTCCAACAACAGCAGTGAAACCCAGTAAAGGATTCAAATCTGAAGTTGAAAATCTCTTAAAGTCTGCAAAATAATTCGGAGTTTATTATGGCACAATGGATTGCTGGTCTCACTAGAGGACACAATGGCGGCATTTGTCTTCTAAAGGATGGAGAAGTTGTTTTCTCTATCGAAGAGGAACGACTCTCTAGAGTCAAATATGATGGCGGCCCATTTGCTGCCATGATTGAAATCAAGAAGTATACCGACAAACTTGATTATCTTGTAATTGCTCACACTCAACCTCTGCGAGAAACACCTGGTCACACAGGTGCTGCTGGTCATATTGATTTCACGGGGGATGATGTTTACACTGGTTTAGCCCGAAAATTAGGTCTCATTGATAGAAAGGCCGAACTGTGGCCACAACATCCACAAGTAATTGATCTGAGTAGAAATCATCACAAACTTCATGCTGCCTGTGCTTTCTACAGATCAGGTTTTGAAGATGCTGTTGCAGTGGTTGTAGATGGTGCAGGCACATTCATTCCTATGAATATGAATGGTCGCCAAGAAACTGTATGGGAATTGGAATCTATTTTTGATTGTGGATATCCTTCAGAGTTCAGAACTCTTTATAAACACTTAGGTGGAAGAGGACCATATCAATCGTTCCATTTCCCAGAGTTTGATAGTACTGATGAAGGAGAACCAGGATTTAAACATGAAATGGTTCTGGATGATAGTGCTGGTATCGTTAAGGCATATGAGGCCGCAACTTCGTATTGTGGGTTCAAACCAATTGAAGCTGGTAAGACTATGGGTCTCTTCCCATACGGAAAACCAAATGATAATGTTCCCAAGATTTATGGAGACTGTGGAGGAACATCTGATTGGAAAACATCCAATAGAGATGTAATTACACCAAACTATCCTAATGGTGCGTTTGTTAATGAAGGTAGATTTCCATACCTCAGAACAGAGTTTGAACTCTATGAAAAGGCACAAAATGGAAAGTTTGATCTCACCAAATTAGAGAACCGTAGAGACTTTGCTTATGCAATTCAAACTCAGTCTCAATCAATGGTTCTTGATTTGATCCGACATGCTGTAAAGATCAGTGGTAAAAAGAACGTAGTTTTATCTGGTGGATATGCATTAAACTGTGTTGCAAATTACTGGTATCTGGAACAACTTGAAGGTGAGGGAATTAATTTGTTTGTTGAACCTGTAAGTAATGATGCAGGTACTGCACTGGGTGCTGCTCTCCTCTGGCACCATAGACTGACTCGTGATTCAAAAATTAAACCACAAATTACCAACCTCTATACTGGATTCGTACATAGTCACACTATCGATGAGGTGGTTGATATTGCGGATAAGTTTGGTGCGAATAGGGTATTTGAAGCCAATAACGAAGACGTTGTTAATTTAATCACCGACAAGAATATCGTTGCTATTTGGCAAGGAAAATCTGAAGCGGGTCCTCGTGCTTTGGGTAACCGTTCTCTAGTTTATGATCCCCGTGATCCAAATGGAAAGGATCACGTCAATATGGTAAAACGTCGCGAATACTTCCGTCCATTTGCAGGATCCATTCTTAAGGAACATGTCCATGAGTGGTTTGATCTGCGTGGTATGGATGAAACTCCATTCATGATGTATGCAGTTAAGTGCCAAGATGGAATTGAAGAAAAGATTCCTGCAATCATTCACGTTGATGGCACCTGCCGTATTCAAACGGTGACCGAAGATCAGAATCCAAATTATCATTCACTGATTCAGACTTTCTATGAGAAGACTGGATGTCCAATTATCTTCAACACTTCTTTCAATCTTGGTGGAGAACCACTGGTAGAAACTTTGGAAGATGCTTGCAGAACTTTAGCCGAAAGTGATATTGAGTATCTATATCTTCCCGAGTATGGGTTGATGGTAGAGGTTAAAAATAAATGAGAAGTGCGAAAAGAATTACTATCGTAGGGGGTGGATCATCTGCGTGGATGACTGCCGCCTTATTGCGTAATAATATTCCCAAAGAACATCAGATAACCGTCATTGATAAAGAGATAGGTAGTCCCATTGGTGTCGGTGAGGCTACTATTCTCAGTTTCAAATCCTTTATGGATGATTGTGGTTTCTCTATTCTTGAATGGTATAAAGATATTACCGCAACATTCAAAGGGGGAATCTTATTTAAGAACTGGAAAGGAAAGGATGATCATATTTGGCATCCTTTTGCATTTCCTACATTGAATAGTCTCAGAATCAGAGAAGGAGATAATACATCCATTCATGAGTTGTGGACTAATTTTCAGAAAGATTTTCCAGATAAAAAAAGGCGTACAGAAATTCATTATAATCTGGCAGTAGAAAACAATAAGGTAGATCCAAATAATCTTGGAATATATTCCTTTCATGTTGACGCTGGTTTGTTGGTTCAATTTATCAAGAAAAAACTCGTAGATAAAATTGAATTTCTTCAATCCAAGGTTGTAACAATAACAACAGATGAAGATGGTTACATTGTTTCATTGGGTTTAGCCGATGGGACAGTGCATGAATCCGATATCTTCATTGATTGCACTGGATTTAAAGGTCTACTTAAGAAAAATAATGAAAGAGTTGATCTGACCGATAGATTATATGTTGATACTGCCGTTGCGGGTAGAGTAGAATATCTCGATAGAGATAAAGAATTAAAACCATATACAACATGTGATGCCGTAGATCATGGATGGATTTGGCATACTCCAGTAAGAGAACGTATTGGTTCTGGATTAGTATTCAATAGAAGTATAACCGATGTAGAAGAAGCAAAAGACTTCTTTGTAGATTATTGGGACGGAAGAGTAGATAGAGATAACCTTAGAGTTTTGGATTGGGCACCTTTCTACAACAAAAATTTCTGGGAAAAGAATGTAGTTAATATTGGTCTCTCTGCAGGATTCATCGAACCCCTAGAAAGCACTGGTTTGGCTCTTATCTCCGCTGGTGCCTGGGAGTTGCTGAATAGACTTAAGACCAGATTTTATGATGACAATGATATTACATTGTACAATGCACAAATGACATGTTTCTTTGAGAATAGTATTGATTTTGTGAACATGCACTATTCAAAACCAAAGAGCGAGGGTAAGTTCTGGCAGTGGGTAAGTGATGTTTATAAACCATCTCCAATGTTAGAGTGGTATGCATCGGATCTAAAATACGCATTCCGAGATATTAACATGACAGCGAAAGAAGTTTTCTCTGGAGCAAACTGGTTTTGTTGGTTGAATCAACTTGATTATCCAGTTTGTCACAAAGAAGTAGATTTGCCACCCCACATGGTTGAATCTTTTCTGAATCATTTCTATAATACAGAAAGTCATATTTACGATTATCTCCCATCTGCTGCAGCAGTTAATGATAATTTCGCAAAATTAACACGTTTATCACCTCAAGGTATAAATCCATGGGCATGAAGATACCATTCATTAATGAAAGTGAAGTCTTTGCAATAAATCCCGATTTAGAAGCCAACGTTCATGTAGTTGGACCAGAGGAGGTTCGTGTAGTAGTTATTGACAATTTCTACAAGAATCCTGACATGGTTAGAGATCTTACTTTAAGTATTCCCCCAACGGAGAATATCAAGATCATGGCAGGAACTCCTGGTACTAGGATTTTTAGTCACTATGATTTTGAGTCTATGGTGCCAATCTTCAAACATATTTTTAGAACAGTGTATGGAGATATCACGAAAGATGTACCTGACGATCACATTTATGACTCCGTTCGCACAACACCCTTCTGTGTGAACATAAATCAGTCCTCAGACCTCCCGCCAGTGACGCCACACATCGATGACAGGGATTGTATGTTATTTGCTGCGGGAATCTATTTAAACACGCCTGAGGAGTGTGCAGGAGGGACTTCCTTCTACATGTTAAATGGAAAACAAACAATCACAAACGAAGAAATACAGGGGTGGTTAACAAAACACGGCAGAGAAAAATTCTGGGATCATTACATCACAGACACCGAAGATGTTCCTGATTGGGATTTATTGAGTGTGGCTGAGATGAAGTATAATAGACTTGTCATGTACCCTGGGAATGTTGCTCATACTGCATACATGAAACCAGATATGTTCACTGGTGATTTGTATAGACTTATCCAAATGATGTTTATTGCCTTAGATCCATGAAGAAGAATTTTATTGATGAAAGTGAAGTCTTTGCAATTAATAAAGACTTACAGGCAAGTGTTTATACCATAGGACCAGAGAATTCTAAGATTGTCTATGTGGACAATTTTTACAAGAATCCAGATATGGTTAGGGATCTTGCATTAACCATTCCGTGTACAAATAATCCCATTATTATGGCAGGGGCTCCTGGTTCTAGAGTAGACGCATATTATAACTTTGAACCATTGACGCCATTCTTCACAAATATTCTTGGTGGTGTTTATGGAGATAATATGGAGAAACATCAAATTTCTCCACAAAAAGTCCAAGACTCTATGAAAGGACTTACATTCTGCGTTAATGTTACACAATCTGAGAACTTGAAACCTATTGTTCCTCACGTTGATGACGATAGTGGTCAGTTGTATGCAGCAACAGTTTATCTTAATAAGGATGATGAGTGTGCAGGTGGAACTTCATTTTATACTCTAGAAGGTAACCAATTGGGTGGTCCAGATCAAATTGATGCCTGGTTAAAAAAGAAAGGAAAGTATCCATACTACGATAATTACATCACTGATAGTGAAGAAGAGTGGGAGATGATACACCTTGCCGAGATGAAGTATAATAGGTTTGTGATGTATCCTGCCAACATTTACCATACGGGTTATATTAAACCAGGTATGTTTGTGGGCGATACTTGGAGATTGGTTCAGATGTTCTTCCTATTTCTGGGTGGACCAGGAACCTTCTTGCCTGTTAATGGCAATGAGTATCAAAAATTTCTAGAATATGGAGAACCCAAGTGAGAATCGTATTTACTAACGGCACCTTTGATATTTTACATCCTGGTCATATTGAACTATTCAAGGTTGGCGCATCTCTTGGAGACAAACTGATTGTTGCCACAGATACTGACCAGAAGATCAGAAAGGATAAAGGTCCTCTTAAACCAATTAACGACTTGTGTTATCGAGTTGCGATGTTGGAGTCCATTAAGTACATAGATACTGTACACTATTTTAATGATAGACAAGAATTAGAGGATTTAATCGAACTCTATAGTCCAGACATTCTTCTTCTTGGAGGAGACTGGAAGGGCGGTGACGTGGTGGGATCAAACTTTGCAAAAGAAGTTAGACATTTGCCTAGAGTCGGTGGGTACTCTTCTTCAAATGTTATTCAAACCATCCTGAAAAATTATGGCTGATGCATTTAAGGTACTTGTTATTGGGGATACTTGTGAAGACGAATACGTCTACGGAAGTGTTAGTAGAGTAAGTCC